ATTCACTGTTACAGGCACTGAGCGTGGCAAAAAGAAGTTACAAAGGGGTGATGCCGTGTCCATACTGCGCGGCACTTCCTGAGATAAATGCAGCTGAATCTGATGCGTCTGTTTTATTAAACACCGCCCGAAAGCCGCAGAAAAAATAAGCTGCCTGTCAGTCTCTCTGGGTTATTGATTTACAGGACGGCTAAATATTACTCTTATTTCACATCATTCCGTATCGCATTGATAAGGCGTTTATCAACCGCACATCCCCCTGGATGTGGTGTGCGGTTTTTTTTAACGCTGGTCAGTTGTCGGGTGTTGTCACATAACGGGCAAATGTCACCAGCTCGTCATGCGTCCAGCTTTCCGGATCCGAACCGCCAGGCGCTGATTCATTCATCATGCTGCCATTACCGCCTTCCTCATCCTGCGCGTCCGCCTTCTTCCTGCTCTTCTCAAACTCCGCCAGCATTTTGTCGAGCGTGCCGCCGTCCATTTTCAGCTGATCGCTGAACAGGTAACGCATAAACGTGTCGTTCTCCGCCAGCTTGTTATTGGCCTGCAGCGCGTCCATAACCTGCACCATCAGGGTAATGAAGTTGGCGCGGGCGTCCAGTTCGCGGCTTTCCTCTTCCTGAATGGCGGTGTTCATGGAGTTAAACTGCACCACGTAGGGGCGGTCATTGACCGGGTACACCTTGCCGTATTTGAACGCCAGGTGAATGTCGATCAGCCGGTAAATCATTTCCTGTGCGCCCTGGCGCAGCCACTGCGCCCGGAGTGCCGCCTGAATAGCCGTCTGTATCCAGCCGCCTTCACCCAGCCCGCCTGCCATCTGATCGGCCCAGCCCAGCATAGTCGAGTCGATACCGAGTGCGGCACACAGCTGGCGCAGGTGAAACATTACGTCCTCGATGCCGGTAATGTCAGCTGGTATCGACTGCGTGTCGATCGTAATTCCGTTCTTGCCGTCACCCATCACCGGGATCACATGGTTCATCACGGTTGGCATAGTGTTGCCGTTCACCGCTTTTTTCTGGAGTGCTTCGCCGTGGCGCTTGAGCGTCTGCGACACGGTGCGGGTGTAATTCGCGCCGACGACTGGATCGAGTGAGTTGGTTGTCAGGGCTATCAGGCGGTCAATTTTGGCGGCGTTGTAACGCGTTGCCTTCAGCGCATTCAGCGCGCCGACCAGATTCAGGAAAGGCTCATAGGCATGCGCCAGGAAGCTGGTACCGTAGTTCTGCGTTTCCGCAACTTCCTTATCGTCTTCCTCCGACAGCAGCGAGTAGCCGCGATTTCCGGACGTCACCGGCTGCACATTGCGCGTGGGCGTCCAGTACGGGTTTTTCATCGGGACCAGCGACCACGGCGTAGACAGCGTACGGGTGTGGGTATCAGGTGCCAGCACGTAATCGCCGCCGAAGCCCACCAGCTGATCGCCTTTGTAAAACTCCTGAATGAAGTAGGGCAGCGAGTAATAGCTGTTTTCCAGGCTGGTGATCCCCTTGCCGGTACGGGCATAGGGGCGGACATAGGAGACACCGAAAATCGCCATGGTCATAGCCAGCGACGGCAGATGCCGGTTAATCATCGCGCCGAGATCATCCTGTAGCTCTTTAGCCCGTGCCGCGCCTTCGGCGTCGGACGGATCAACCGGCACGATTGAGAACGCCAAGCCGGTTTTTTTGTCCGGCGCGAGTGCGTGGCCAATGTGGATATTCAGCGCGGCTGAGCACGTCGGACTATTAGCCATTTCCTCCAGAATCGCATAACGCTGCAGCCGGTCCAGCGGCAGCTCCGCGCCCAAGTAAAGACTGTCACCGGCAGAGGTCATTTCCCCCGCCTTTCCCTCGTTATATGCCATTGCCGCCAGCCCGGAGCGAGAGACAACCACGTTTTGCCCGTTAGTCCATGCCAGGCTTTGCGGTGCTTCAGTCGTCGCGCCCCGGAATGCCTGCCTCAGTGCGCCTAAAACAGACAATGCCTTTTTTTTAGTAGCCAAAGTTATACGCCCTATTTAATAAAGCTTTAGAATCAAATAAAGCATATTCGCTTTATGCAATCTGAGGGAAAGTTACACAGTGGAAAATCCAGCAAACAGGGCGGTGCAGGAGGCGGGATCGGTTGAGGAACTGATCCGGCTGGTCATGCGCCTGCACAAACAGCGGACCGTCGTCGCGTTTGGCGTGACCAAGCGTGAAGGCGTGAGCCTGCAGCGTGAGCGCCGGAGTGCGAACGACAATGCGATCGCACTGCTTAAATCACTGCCGCAGGGCTTTGACGGCAACAAACTGACTGACGAGCAGCGCCGGGTACTGGCGGGCTACAGCGGCGAGGGCGGTCTGGAAGGAAGCGGCGGCAGTCAGTATGAGTACTACACGCCGCCATTCATGGCGGAAGGCATCTGGGATCTGTTTTCCGATTACGGCATTACCAGCGGTCACATGCTGGAGCCGTCAGCCGGTACCGGCGTTTTTCAGGAGACAAAACCGGCTGGCGCTATGATGACGTCGGCGGAGATTTCTGACACGTCCGGACGTATCAACCAGCTGCTGCACCCGGAGGATGATGTTCGCCTGGGCGCATTTGAGAAGCTGGCGGCATCCGTGCCGGATAACAGCTATGACCACGCTGTAGGTAACGTGCCGTTTGGCGACTCGCGCACAGGCTTTGCCGAGCTCGACCCGGCTTACCGCGATGAAACCAATGTTGGCCATTACTTTGTGATGCGCACCATCGACAAGGTGAAATTCGGCGGGTTGGTGGTGCTGGTGGTTCCTAACGGCATGACCGACGGCGGCGGCAATAACAAAAAGCTGCGCGATCGCGTCTCCCGCGTGGCGGAGTTCCTGGGCACACACCGCATGCCGTCCGGCACGTTTGCCGAAAGCGGTACCGCAACGGTGGTGGATGTGTGGGTATTGCGCAAGCATACCGAGGCGCTGACTCAGCTGGTGCATGACAGCGATGATCAGTCTCTTGAGGCGGCAAGCGTACTGTGGCCAACGTTCATCCGGGGTAAGTGGTTTGAAACCGAAGGCCGTCGCTTTGTTCACGGTGAAACTGAGCGATCTGACTTCAATAATATTCTGGTGGTCAAAAAAGATGGCCAGCTGACCAATGAGGCCATGAAGGCCGCACTGTCACGCCGCTTTGACAGCCGCATTGACTGGGATCGGCTGGGTACGCCTGCCGCCGTCTGGCAGTCGCCGGTTGAAGGCGATAAGCGTCTCAGGGCTGGCGTCTGGCACACCTATGACGGCACCCGGTTTATCAAAGACGCCACCACGGCATCGAGCGGGATCGACGCGGCGCGGTTCGGCGCGGCCACGTTTGGCGACCTGCAGACGAAAACGCGCACCATCAACGGCATGCTGTCGCTGGACAGCCGCGAACTGTACGCCGCCAGCGTGGAATACCCGCAGCTGTTTGACGATCGCATTCACGCCGCGATCCGTTTCGCCATGCAACAGAAACCCGGCCACCGCTGGCGCGTCATGCGTGCCTCGATTATCGGCCTGCGTATCAATGACGCGCTGAACACGCAGATGCTGGGCGGCGACGCCAGCGGCATCATTGCCGACGCTGCCCGCCTGGTGAGCGAAGAAGTAGGCCAGTACGGCACGCCGAAAGGCCTGAAACTGGCGGGACTGTCAGACGCCAGCGCGAAGGGCTGGCTGAGTTTCCAGGCCAACGTCAGCCGTGACGGCGATTTGTCAGCGCTCCTGAATGGCACCATCGACCGTAGCGAGGCTGTGGCAGTTGATTTCGCCAGCCCGGAGCAGGTGGTATCACACCTGTTTAGTGACGTGGATCTGGTCCCAGTAGCGCTTGCTGCTTTCCGCGCCGCGTTTACCGGCCAGCTGCCGGAGGATGACGAGGCGCTTCTGGCGCACCTGGCGACCTTCCCGGAGATCGCTCTCGATGGTAATGGCAACATCATGCCGCTGGCCCGCGCCACCAGCGGGAACGTGCGCGGAAAAGTCTCGCGCCTGGCGGGGCTAATTGACGACGCGCCGGATGGCCCGGTAAAGGCGAACTATGTCCGCCAGCTGGAAGCCATAAACGAGAAGCGCAAGCACACGCCAATTGAAGACATTACGGTTAACCTCAATGCCCGCTGGCTGGACCGCCGCCTGATCAAAGAGTTTCTGATCGAGCAGGGTTTTGATGACTTCAAATACACCCATGACCTGGAAAACGATAACGGTTATCTGACCGCAGAAGACAACTACGCGGGTAAAGACGGTGTTTTCTCTGGCTATCAGGTTCGCTCTGTCACCAGCAAAGGCGGTGTAACCGAGTTCAAGCGCGCCAGCTACAAAGACGGCTTCTATAACCAGCTGGAAAATTACCTCAATGGCGTGAAGCCACGCGGGGTGAATGCCAACGTATACCTGAAGCGTATCAGCGATCTGGAGTCGCATTTCAACGACTGGCTGCGCACGCACCCGGACGTGGAAACCGTCGTCAGCGACTATAACGACGCCTTTAACGGCTACGTTCCGTTTGAGCATTCCTCTTCCTCACTGCAGCTGCAGCAGATCAGCGGCAAACGTATCCCGCTGAGCTATCAGAATGCCGAAGTCCGGCGCCTGTCTGAAGACGGCCGCGGCATCATGGGCTTTGGCACGGGACTGGGTAAAACCACGACGGCGCTGGCGCTGGAAGCCTATAACTACGAGGTGGGGCGCAGTAAGCGAACTGTCTACGTCGTACCGAAGGCCGTTCTACAGAACTGGTATCACGAAGCTCAGGGCTTCTACAGCGCCGAAGCCTTCCAGAACTTCCTGTTTGTCGGGCTCGATGAAGTGCGCGGTGAAGATGGCCAGATCATGCAGGCCCAGGAGCGCGACGAAAACAACGAGCCGAAACTGGACAAAGACGGCCAGCCGGTGATGCGAAACGTGGTGAAAGAGTCCGCGGCCGCAACCGTGCTTGAGCGCATGAACATGATCCCGGTCTCCAACTACCGCGCCGTGGTAATGACCAAAGAGCAGTTTGGCGATATCCCGATGCGCCCGGAGACGATTGAGGAAAACTCCAATCAGGCGGTCTTTAACCAGATTGAGAATGGCCGCACGGACCTGATGAAGTCCACGCACCGCGCCGCCACGTCCCGTAACAAACTCCGCGACAAAGCCGCCGACACCGGCACAAAGAAAAAGAGTCAGATCCCGTACTTTGAGGATATGCACTTTGACAGCGTGATCGCAGATGAAGGGCATAACTACCGCAATTCGCACAGCGCCGGACGTGAGGCGGGCCAGCTGGCCTATCTGCCTAATCCGTCTGTCTCCAAGATTGCCCGCGATATGGCCGTAAAAAGCCAGTACATGATGAAAAAGTACAACGGCCGCGGCGTCGTTATGCTGACTGCTACGCCGCTGGTTAACTCCCCGATTGACGCCTTTAACATGCTGTCACACGTTGTGTCGCTAGATGAATGGAAGGCGATGGGGATCCTGACGCCGGATGACTTTGTGCGGGTGTTTGGTGAAACCGAATCCGTGACCGTGCAGAAGATTTCAGGCGAACTGGAAGACAAGCAGGGGCTGGTGGGCTTTAAAAACCTGGACGGTTTGCGCGGCATCTTCCATCGCTGGACGACGCTCAAATCTGCTGCTGACGTAAAAGACAGCGTGAAGATTCCGGGCCTCGACGAGAAAACCGTGGGTGTGCCGATGACCCGCGATCAGAAGGAGCTTTATGAAGAGCTGCGCGTGCGCGCCAGCCGTATCGGGCAGAAGGAAACAGTGCAGGACAATGGCGACGGCACCATGTCCATCGTGCAGAACGACGACGATTTCATTTTCTCCGTTATCCGCGACATGGATAAGGTGGTTATCGATCCGGACCTGTACCGCTCCGCTATCACGTTCCGCTTCCGTGAAGAGGATCTGGAACTGGCGAAACAGGTGGCGCGTGCGCTGCCAGGTGAGGCCGGTGGCCAGCTGCTTGCCAGTGACGACGAAGAGACGGCTGAGGACGCAGAAACCGGCCTGACCGACACGCGCACAAGCAAGGTAGTCAAAACCACACTGAAGAATCGCGGGGGCGTCGTGGAGCTGGTGGTGAGCGACACGCTGGAACAGCAGGTACTGAACGCGATCGCTGCTGCCGGTATCAGCATGCAAAACGTCTCGCATCCGGTACCGCCGAAGTATGCTGCCCTGATCGAGAACCTGAAGGCAGGCCTGCCGGACGGTAAACAGATCATCTTCATGGATGAAAAGTCCCAGCACAACAAGCTGCGCCGCATTATCGCCAGCGCCCTGGGCCTGACGGAGCAGCAGGTAGGCATTATCAATGCCACGACAGTGAGCAAAGCGTCCGGCGTGAAGGTGAAGCCCGTGAAGAAACCGGTTGAGCCGGTGGAAAAGGCGGACGGCAGTTTTAAGGATGGCGCATGGGATAAGTACTATGAGGAACTGGCGCGCTATGAGGATTATCAGGCAGCACTGAGTGACGCCTCTCTGGCCGGAATGGAAGGTATTGCCGCCGACTACAACGAAGGCCGCACGCCGATCATCATCTGCAACAAAAAGGCCGAAGTGGGTATTAACCTGCACAAAGGCACCGCCGATACGCACCATCTGACCCTCCCCTGGACGCCAGCCAGTATCGATCAGCGTAACGGACGTGGCGCCCGCGTAGGCTCCGAGCGCGATACCATGCGCGTGCATTATTACTGTGGCAAAGGCTCATTTGACGAGTTCCGCCTGGAGACCCTGCAGCGCAAGAAAAACTGGATCAACGACGTCATGAAATCCGACGT